GCAGGAGTTGGTGGTGGAGCTGCAGGATATGCAGCAGGTAAGAAAAAAAAGAATAAAAGATATGGCTAAAACATCAATATTAAAAAGTTTTATTAATTCTATTAAAGATCTTAAAGGTCCAGTAGGTAAATGGAGTGATAAATCTTATAAACACGTTACTAGACATCCAGCTAAGTATGCAGCAGGAACTACTGCTGTAGTTTCTTATGGAGTTTTTAAAGAACATGGTAAAATGAAACCAAAATTAAGAAAAGCTTTTGGTGCTTTACCACCACATGATGCTAGATATAAATCACTTAAAAAAGCTGGATATATAAGTAAAAAACAACATAGAAAAAATCTCTCTTTATGGAGAGATGCTGGCTATCCAACTGTATAAAAAGGAGAAAATATGCCTAAAGTAGGTAAAAAGAAGTTCAGTTATACTAAAAAAGGTAGAACTGCAGCGAAAAAGTACGCAAAAAAAAAGGGTAAAAAGGTAAAATACTAATGGCTAAATCATCAGCATTTATGAAAGAACTTAAAAGTTGGGTAAAACCAACTAAAGGTCTTGTATTAACACCTGGTAAAGCTGCTTATCACCTAGCTAAAACAGCTGTTAGACATCCTTATGTTGCTTTAGCTGCAACATTAACACATGGTTCTAAAAAAGCTAAGTGGGCTAAAAGAAGAAAATGGTTTAATACACCATTGGCAGGACAAAATCTTAAGAAGTGGTACTTTTAATGGTTGAAGAAGATAAAACATACGAGAATGAAGTAGATAAAACTAATCATGGTGGAAAGCGAGAAGGTGCAGGTAGACCTTTAGGTTCCAAAAGCAAGAAACCATGGAAAGGATTAATACAATTAGCAGAGAAATACAATTTA